TAGAAGAACCTATGCTTAGCATGATTATAGAATATAAAGAGTTGCTGCAAAAGGGAAGAGAAGCAACTACGCAGGAGCAGCGTAAGTATTATTCTGAATTATCACACAAGAAACATCAGGAAATGTTGATGGAAGAATTTGGTGGAGATAAGAACATAGGGAGATTTAATAGTATTTAATTTGTTGAGAGTGTAATTTTGAAGAAAAATAAAATTTGAAAAGAAATTGAAGGAGGCAGCAAGGTGATAAAGAAACTAAAAGATGCAAGAATAAAATTCGTGAATCATTTTAAATATTCTCCAGAGTTCCCTCCTGATTTATATTTTGACCAAGAAGAATATGCTGAATTATTGTTGAAATGCATAGAAGATGATTTTGATTATACAATTGAGAAATATGGAACAGTAGTGCCAAAGAAAATGCCAAGACCAGAAATAATATGGGATTAACAGCCACCAATCGAGAGATTGGTGGTATTTTTACACCCAATTTTAAGAAAGAGAGGATTTAAAAATGAAGGATTATATTGGAGTAAAAGTGGTGGCAGCAGAGCCAATGAGCAGGGGCGAATACAATGAATACAGAGGGTGGAAGATACCAAGTGACGAGAATCCAGAAGATGAAGGCTATCATATAAGATATTCTGATGGATATGAAAGTTGGTGTCCTAAGAAACAATTTAATGAAGCGTATAGAAAATGTGACAACATGACATTTGGAATTGCTATTGAGGCCATGAAAAAAGGTAATAAGGTAGCAAGAAGAGGTTGGAACGGAAAAGGAATGTTTGTTGTATATCAGAAAGCATATCCGAATGGAATCCCCTGCAATAAGCAAACAGCGGAAGCATGGGGGTTAAACGAAGGCGATTTGTTTATATGTAACCCATATTTTCAGATAAAAAATGTGGATGGTTCACATTCAATGTGGGTTCCAAGTATTAACGATTGTCTCGCTGAAGATTGGATTATAGTAGAATAGTCCAAAGTTGCACCAGTGCAACACAATTTAATATTAGTTATTAAGCACACATGGCAAATAAGCTGTGTGTGCCTATTTTTTTTATGCCCAAAACTTAATGGCACTAAACTTTAGGGAAATGGGAAATGCCGACGGGCGGTAAACGGAAGAAAGGAGATAGAGTGATGAGAAAGACATTACCTATGAATTTACAGTTCTTCGCAGAGGGCGGAGATGGTAACGGCGACCAGAACGCTGGAAGTAACAATAATGGACAGGCAGGACAGCAGAGTGGTCAGAATAATCAGCAGACAGCTGGTGTTGATTATGACAAGATACAGGCAATGCTGGATAATGCAACGGCCAAGAAAGAGAATGCTGTGCTTAAAAGCTATTTTCAGCAGCAGGGATTATCAGAAGATGAGATAAGTCAGGCTATTGCAACATTTAAGCAGAATAAGCAGCAGCAGACAGAACAGCAGCAGAACGCTAATGCTAATCTTCAGAATGAAGTGGCAGCTGCACAGAAGGTTGCTGAACAGGCTCAGATTGAGCTTGCAGCTACAAAGGTAGCAATGACACTTGGTATAGAAGCTAAGACACTTCCCTATGTGCTTAAGATGGCTGATTTCAGCAAGGTAAAGGGTGTGGATGGAAAGGTGTCTGAAGATAATATCAAAGCTTCACTTGAGCAGGTACTTAAAGATGTACCAGCACTTAAGCCAAGTATGGAGAACAATGCTGGCTTCCAGATTGGTGCTCCTGGTAACAATGGAAATGGCAATCCGGGTAATGATGATGCGATAAGAAAGTTATTCGGATTAAAGCCAAAGCAGTAAAGAAAGGAATAGGATTATATGAATAATATCGAATTATCTACAATATACCTTCCAATACTTGATGAGGTGTATAAGGAAGGTGCAAAGACCTCAGTATTAGATGGTGATGAAACAACAGTAAGAAAAGGCAATAACGGTGAAATCAAGATTGCGAAGCTTGATATGGATGCACTTGGTGATTTTGATAGAAAGTCAGGTTATACAAAGGGTTCAACTTCACTTACATGGGAAACAGTTAAGTACGATAAGGAACGTTCACAGGATTTAAGAATCGACCGTCTTGATAATGATGAAACACTTGCACAGCCATTTGCCAAGTTATCAAGCGAATTCTTAAGAACAAAGGTTATTCCGGAAACAGATGCCGCGCGTATTGCTAAAATCTGTGGAACTAAGGATATAACAGTAAAGGAAGAGAATATTGAAACAGGAGCTGAATTAATAACAGCGTTAAGAGCTTGTGCTAATAAGATGGATGAGGATGAAGTTCCTATGGAATCACGTATTTTATTCATCACACCTACATTAGCTTCTCTTGCGGACGATATGGATACAACTAAATCAAGAGAAGTACTTAAGAGATTTTCTCAGATCATATCAGTTCCACAGTCACGTATGTACACATCAATAACCCTTCATGATGGTAAGAATTCATATGGATATGAAAAGACTAAGGCAGCTTATACATTATCAAAGGATACATTACCACAGCCGGGTAAGACTTATTACACAAAAGAAAGTGAGGGCAATTATAAGGCTGTTAGTAGTCCAAGTGGAACACAGGTTGAAAATTACGAGATGACAACTAAGCCGGCTAAGAATGTTAACTTCTTATGTGTAGAGAAGTCTGCAGCTGTAACAGCTATGGATCAGTATATTAAGTACTTTAGTCCAGATCAGGACCAGGATGGCGATAGTCATGTATTCAAGTATCGTAATAATAATCTTTATGGCCATGTATATGAGAATAAGACCGCTGGGATATATGTATCACATAAGGATAATTAAGGAGGAATCATTATGGCAGATACAGTAATTGGATTGACCTTTGAACCAAAGGTTATTAGGTCAAAGAAAACAGGTAAGGCAAAGGAAGACAAGCCCAAGGAAGAGAAAGTAACAGCAGATGAACCAAAGGAAGATAGGACAGAATAGGCGGTGGTCTTATGGTATATGCAAGTAAAGAGCAGTACCTTAGTGAACATAGACTTATCCCGGATGAGCAGATAGTACGAAGATTAAAACAGGCGAGCCGACATATCGACTCGCTTACTTTTAATCGTATAGTCGCGAGAGGTTTTGAAGGTCTGACAGAGTTCCAGCAGGCAATAATCATAGATGTATGCTGTGATATGGCTGATTTTGAATATGAGAATGAGGACATGATTAATTGTGTCTTACAGAATTATACTCTAAATGGAGTATCTATGCAGTTTGGCAGCAGTTGGAATGTTCTTGTACAGAATGGAATTGCTGTAAAACGCGATACATACCAGATGCTTTGTCAGACAGGTTTGTGTTGTTTAAGTCTGGGGGTGTGAGTATGAAGTACCCGTGTTTAATACTAAAGAGCATGTGTAAGACAGAAATACACCTTGAGATAGAGCAGGAAGGCAGGAATGTCTATGGAGAGCCTCTTGAACCCATTATTTGGGATGGCTTATGTAACTATCAGGACAGCGGTAAGACAGAATTAACAGTAGAAAAGGTGCTTATAAAGCTTGAAGGATGTGCTTTGATACCAGGAGATATTGCACCGGATCTTCCTGTTATTACTAAAGGAGATATAACGGTGTTCGGTGTAACAAGGCATATATACAAGGGTACGAAGTGCCGTAATCCGGATGGTACGGTTAATTATGTAAGATTGGATGTGATGTAATGGCTAGAAATGTGAAATCTACAGTGAAGCTTAATATGCCTATGGTAAGGAAGGTTACGGCAGCAGCAAAAGTGTCAGTTGCACAAACAGCAGAAGCAATACATACAGATGTTGTTCAGAGTCAGGTTATACCGAGGGATACAGGAGCATTACAAAATGAAAGCACATTTGTTGATTTATCTGATATAGGTCAGGGAAAAGCATATCTTGTGTCTAGTACACCATACGCCAGAAGGCTGTATTATCATCCAGAGTATAATTTCCATCAGGCACCATGGACTGATGATAAGGGCAAGAAACATGAAGGAAATGCAAATGCTAAAGGCAGATGGCTTGATGACTACATGAAAGGCGGTAAAAAGCAGGATTTTGCACCTAAAGCATTTGGAAAGTTTTATAAAAAGAATGCGGGGTTATGATGTTAGGATGTTAGGAATAGGTGATGTAAGAGACCTTATAGCAGGTCTTGGAATAGCGGCTGATGACCATGTATATTGTGGAAAGCTTGATGATAAGAAAGATAAGAGCATAGGTGTATACCATCTTAACAGGGGAGATAATGTTCAGATGGCTGTTGGAGGTATACAGAACAGCTCTTATGCTGTCAAATCCATAAGTATACTGATTCATTGGAATAAAAGTGTCAGGGAGACTGAAAAAGTCTCACAGGAGCTTTACGACAAGCTCAGAGATATGAAACACGTAAACATTAATGACACAAATATTCTGTTTACAGAAATGCTAGTATCAGCACCGATTGAGGTTGATACAGATGATAAAGGAATATTTGAAATGGTCATAGAACTTAAATTTTGTTATGAAAGGTAGGTAGAAGTATGTCACAGAATACAAAGATAGCTGGGTATAACGCGGAAGCTACACCATTAACAGGGGTTAATCCGGTACATAAAATTCAGTTTGGAGTATGTATAACTGGAAGAAAAAACACAGATACACCGGAAACAGTAGAAACTAAGATTGTAAAAGATGCAGAGAGCTTAAGTATATCTGTAGATGGAACCATTGAGGAATGGAATCCAATGGATCAGGCTGGCTGGGTAAGAAGGCTCATGACAGGTAAGTCACTTGGTATGTCTTTCGGCGGTAAGCGTAACTATGGAGATGAAGGAAATGATTATGTAGCAAGTCGATTTATGAAGACAGGTCAGGATTGCAATACATGGGTGTCTATTATATTCCCTAATCTTGATCAGCTTCTTGTACCTGCAGTAATCGATGTAAAATCTCTTGGTGGAGATGCTACAAGTATTGATGCGCTTGAATGGGATGCAAATTCGGATGGAAAGCCAACATATATAGCATATGTAGCAGCTTAAAGAAAGAGAGGATTTGAATAATGGCAAAGACAGATTTTAAAGTAATAGATATATCTATGAAGATTACGAACCAGTTACCTATGATTCGTATTACAGAGGATTTGGTTGTTACTGTTAATAACAGAAAGAGCACAATTCTCAACATACAGGCTATGGCACAGGAAGCAGAGAGCAAGGAAAACAAGGATGATATGGCATTTATGATTAAAGGCCTTGAAATGCTTGTTGGAAAGGATGCTTCAGATAAGATTGAGGCATTAGACCTTCCTATTCCTGAATATAAGGAAATGTATAATACAATCATGCAGGTTGCTATGGGAACATACGGCGAGGAGCAGACACCCTCAGCATGAGACATATTATGATATATGGGATGATTGGGAGCTGATAGAAGCCAGCTTCCTGTCCCAATATGGCATACGGTTGCGTACCGAAGACGAGATGTCATGGTCAGAGTTCTGTTCGTTGCTTAGTGGAATAATGCCTGAAACACCCCTTGGAAGAATTGTGGGAATCAGAGCAGAAAAGGATCCTAAGGTTATAAAGGAGTTCACTAAGGAACAGAAGAAAATCCGTAATGACTGGATATTAAGAAGAAATAGAAAATTAATGGAAGATCATGCAAATTACAATAAGTATTGGAGTGACTTCCAAAATTGGGCTAAGACCGCTTTCTCTAAGTAGAAAGTGGTCTTTTTAAATGCCGGAAAGGAGGGAGTATGTCGGATGTAGTAGGACAGATAGCTCTTGAACTTGGCATAGACAGTTCACAGATAGTTAATCAGCTTACAGGTGCTTCCAATAAGGCAGCAAAGCAGGCAACATCCATCTTTTCTGGTATGGGAAAGAAGATAGCCGGAGCTTTAAGCATTGCAGCATTTGCTAAATTTACAAAAGACTGCA